CGGGTCTACTCCCGGAGGAACTTCCTTACGCTGGTCAGAAGTAAGTCCTCTACCGTATATTGTAATATAACGTTTCTCATTCTCAGGCATGGCGGTACCCTTCTATGGAAACATTGCCCTAAGTTCTTCAACAGTAACGGCGACCATACCCGATGGTGCCTGTTTTGACCATCCATCCTCCAAGTACGAAACATAAATAACATTATTAGTAATGTACACAACGGAATAAGCGTCCATTGCTTCAAGTTTTGCAAGCGCTTCTGTTATCGCCGCTTCTCCAGTATGTGGACCAGAAACATCCCGAACATAATCTCTATCTGATATTCCTACATTCAATAACCAGTTTCCTCTTGACCGTCCTCCAACATAACCCTTTGCAGGATGTTGCCACCTACTTGGGTCAGCGACTGGATTTTTTTCTACAATCCTACTGAAGGCGGTAAAGGATATCTTCTTTTGGAAAATAATGAGTTCACCCGGGTCAAGTTCTTTTGACTCATCCATAACCTCTTTTAGAAACTCTCTACCATTTTTGAGTAAGAAAGTTTCCATATTAACTCCTTAACAATAACTTATAAAGAGCGACACTTTCGCCAGTATAGATTGGGAATACGGACAAAACTCTCCATGTTTTACTGTAGATAACCAAACGATGTCCGGCTGCGGGACTGAAACTTAATCCATAAGCCGACATAAAACAGAAACAATCTCCTGACGGCAATGTGTCGCCTTGAACAATTGTTTTCTCTTGTTCAGGAGGAGTTATTTTTACTGAGTAAGCAGTTTTACTTCCCATCGTTGTTTTGCCAGTTGTTTCATCGTAAGATTCGTCCGCATAAACTTCATACGATGCCGTCTTACCATAACTATTAATAAGGGCATAAACTTTTGGAATAAGTTTATCATCCAAAGTTGTCATTATCAGCCCCTAAAAACTTTACTGGAAATAGCCAGCAAAGGAAGCAGTATTCTGTCAACCTTTCGATAATACTTTATTGGTGTATTACCACCAACGTATGAAGTCGACTCGGATACTGGACCAACCGATACACTGTATGAACTTACTGCTCCTGGGTTTGCAATGTCTGGTATTATATCTTCAGCAAGAGCCTTTATAGCCATCTCTACCGTTGCGTCCTTTAATTCCTGCGGGATGATGGCCGAGTCTCTGTAATATCCGTTTTCGTCTATTACCTCAAATCTGGGATAATCCAGTGCCTGCTGGCTGTCAACCGGAATGCCCTTCCACTTATCTGAGTACGCTGCATCAAGGTATTTCGTTGATTTTCTTAGCACCATTTGCTTTTCTTCTGGCGATAAAGCCTGCCAAGTTGTACTGTTGATAAAATTCAAATCGTATTGGTCAGCATCAGCAACTGAGATATAGGAGTTTGCTCCTGCTGGTCTTGTGCCATCCTCAACCACGAAAGTTGCAGCCATTGAGAGTTCTCCTTATAAAGAATAGGCCGGGTTTTTAGGCCCGGCCCATCCTAATCGTTATTATTTCGGCTTTCCTTTGCCGATAGGTTTATCCTTTTCGGCAGGTACTTCTTTTTTTGCTTTTGCTTCTTCTTTCTTTTCCTTTTCAGGCGGAGCAAGAGAATATCCTTCCATTTTCAAATAGGCCTCCGCCTCTGATTTTGGAACAACGGCAAACCCGCCAGGCCCCTTTATTCTTACTGTTTCAATAAGCTGTACTGCCACAGTATGCTCCTTCCGTAAATACAGACCATCTCAGTCTGTGTCTGTTGCCGTTTCTAACCGGCAAGCCTCATACACAGCTCAGGCATAACAAGTTTGTTACCCCAGAGGATATCAAACTCCCATGCCACCTGCTTATGCTGTCTGGAGATTTCAAGACGGAGGCTCAACCCGGTTTTCGGGTCTGTCATTGACAGTATTTTGGAGCCAAGCGCCATGTCCTGAGTTGACAGAACAAGAGGACGAGTTGCGAATGCGAAAGCGTCACGGTGGAAAACGAGGTTGACTACGTGAGTCGCTTTCACGGTACAAACTTCATTGTCAACAACCGCCGCTTTCAATGCGGGATAAAACTTCAGTCCGGTTATGTCGTTTGTTGCAAACGTATACGCACCGTCTGCGTACATCGCTGAACCGGTATTTGCAACTACACAATAAGTCTGCGCGTGACCAGCAAAACTGATTATATCGCCGAGGACGATTGTTCCGGTGGCTGAAGTTGCAGCGCCTTCATCCACATTTATAGTATCAATACCGATTGCATATCCTGCACCATTATCTACGGCACAAGTACGAGCACCGTTGCCGTCAACAATTGTGCCAGCAGTATGTGTCAAAACATGGTCGTCAGCGGTCCACAGGATGCCGTATTTCAATCCTATTTCACCGTATAACTTCACGTCCGCGGAACCAACTTTCTCCGCATCGCTAAATTCAGAAAGAGCAAGAGCGGATGCTTCAGCGTCAAAGTTAAGAACGCCGGCTCTTCCTTCACGAGGACACAACTGCTGGTTTAAGACTTTTCTTGCCTGTACTGCGCTCTGTACAGTAACACCCGTACCAAACGGAGTTGTACCGGCAGTACCATACCAACCAAAAACACCTTGGTCAGTACCTTTATAACATCCATGTATTGCCTGATTGACACGGTTTGCAAGAGACTTGATTGCTTCCTCTAGCTGAAGCGGAATGTACATTATATTTTTATCAATTTCGGTAAGTTCCTTATCAGTCAGGTGGATGGGGTAGTTCTGGTACCATTGGTCCAATGAAACTTGGACACTTGTCGGGTCGTGGTCAACCGCAGCAATGGGAGTAATTGCCGGAGCAACCGCAACCGTACTGACAGCCGCTGAACGCGGTACGTCAATAGTATCGCCTTTCTTTGCCGCATCCGCTGAATAATCGGAGTTGACAAGTCTGGGCATTATGCACCGCTCACGAAGCACCATAAGACCGCGGGCGAGAATCTTTGGCATGATTGCGCTTAAGTCATTAGCCATTTTTTACTCCATTTCATGTAAGAGGGTTTTTACTTTTAGGTTATAGCGACCGTCTCGGTTCGCCCGCCGTCACGGCTTTACTTATTTATTCATATCTACCAAAACTTTACCCGCTGCAATATCTTCCAAGTGAGCACTCATGCCGGCTTTATCTGATGCGCTAACAGATTTGACATTCCCTGTCATTACACCGCTAGAGTTGGCGCCTCTCGCACCACCACCAGATGCACCAGAGCTGTTGAACCCACGTGCGAATATTTTGTTGCCCTTCATTTCGAGAACGAGTTGGTCAATCGACATTGGGTTACCGTTTGTATCCCCAATTTTCGGGTTGCCGTTTTTATCCACAACCTCGACAACGAAAGTACCGTCCTCTTTCTCAGTCATACGCACCTGGGAAATAACATGAGGCAGCATTAAGTCAACGTCACCGTCAACTTTCGGGTCCCTCAGCGCCTTGATTGCGCTAGAGGTAATAAGTTCCTGTTGCAGTTGTGATTTCAACTTGGTGTATTTCTCGGAAATACTATGGAGTTCCTTGTTGTGTTTTTCCACAAGTTGATTTTGCACAACTTTGAATTTCTCTTCCACTTTTTGGTCGACATTCATGGTAGAGAGTTCATTATACTTTGCTAATGCTTCTCGTGCCTTCTCCGGCTCTAGGCCGTCAAATTTCTTGACGGTCTTGTTCAACCTCTTTACATTCTCACGCTCGCTGCTCAATGCCGATTTTAAGTTCACAACATTTGCGAGTTCCCACCCATCGGTGGCCGTTACATCAAGGATGTAAAGTTCACTCTCTAAATCTTTCTCATACTCGGCGCGTAACGGTTCTGCAAGTGTTTTAAACTGCTCTTCTGTGATTCTTGCTAACAGTGACATTGTATCCTCCTCTTGGCTTCTCGCCATCTATAAAAGACGCTCACCGTCCTTCAATTCAATACTTCCATAATGTTGGTATCGTCAAATCACAACGTAAATAAAAAACTATATCGTTATGCCCTCTCTCTTAGCTAAGTCATCCAAGTTCAATAACCTTCCATCACTTCCAACAAAAGCGCTTATTGAAACTTCACCCTCTCTAAAAAGTTCTGCTCTTGTCGGACCCAATATATCATCCTGAACAGAGGCGGGCTGCATCTTCAACCATTCCCCATAAGTCATACTCGCTGGAACTTGCCCATCAACTGAGGCCCTAGTTCCTTCTGGCGCTTCTTTGAGATTTATCCCCAATTGTTTCCATGATTTCACTAAAGGAATTCTAAGTGAACGGCAGTTGTAATGTAATGGAGGTATAGGTCCTTCACCAACAGGAAATACTTTCCCATCAAGTGATTGGCATATCGGAGTTGTTTTTGAATCGAGTGTTGCAACAAACTTTTCTCCACTCAATAAGTCAGAGTTGGTTTTATACACTTCTTGCCTGGCTTGGTTTGCTGCATAACTTGTTACAGTACGTAAGTTTGAATCAACATGCCTTTTTAAACCACCCATTACTCCATCTGAATACCCTAATGACTTTGTTCCAATAATCCTCTTGGACATTTGTACAAATGATTCACCTTGAGCAATAGATATTCCCATTTGTTCCTGAACGGCGTTCCGAGTTGTCTTTGCTAAATCTGTAAACCATTTCTTGACTATCTTTCCACGGAAAGGTTTCCCAGATATGATAATAGACAAAGACCTTAAATCAGGAGAAACAAAATCCACTCCAACACTGCCTATTGCTTTGCTGAGTGAAGATGTTTGCCATTTTGCCTCATACTTAAGAAGATTATACAAGTCGCTTTGAACCTGAGCGGACACCTTCTCCATATTTGTCTGTAATATTTCATACATAGTTGCGAGGAGTTCTTTTACTCGTTTCGTTGTGACTGGTCCTAAATCACTTCCTCTATCGGCAATAAGTTGAAGTCGCCCAGTTAATCTGCGAATCAAATCAGGTATTAGTTTAGTATTAATGAATGCCAAGAGTGCTTTTGACTGTGTTGCCTTTAGTCTCTCAATATAAATGGCATGCCTTAGCGCATCCAATAAAACCTGGTCGTTTGTGGAAGTTAACTCTTTAACAATATCTTCAGGTTTAACTTTCGGCATTGTCTATGTCCCCATCACCAAACATTGCGCCAGGAAATTCACTTTCAAGCTCAATGATTTCTTTTTCAACATCTAGTTCCTCACTCAGAACGCCCGTCCTTTTTATTTCATTCAAGAGAGTTCGGTGGGTTATCTGTTTTGCTGTTCTGAGTTTGAGCAGGAACTCTTTATCGGCTGTGTTAGCATCAATACCAAAGTTATTGAATATATTTATATTGAAGGTGTCGGGTAATGTTATTTTCATCCACTGAGCGGCGATTACAAATGCCCTGTATACTACATTTTCTAAATCAGTAACCCACAACTGGACTTTACAGACTGATTTGGATGCATCAATACGAGCGCCGGTTGCTGTTACGTCTCCACTACTTCTAATGAGTGGCTGCATCCCCACAAGTTCCATTAGTTCTTCTGTACTCTTTAAATCTCGCTCGCCCGCAGATGCAGCCGCTCCCGTATGTTCTAAATATCCCGCATGTGCATCTGGGTTTACAGATTTGAACGCTCTGCCTGGACCAATCGTAATAGGTTTGTCCATTTCCTCCTGTGATAGCCCAAACAGGTATAAAAGAGGACAACGTATCCAAGTTAATATGTTTGTCTGGTCTGAATCACTTCTAAAGTGTTTTAGATTTAGCCACGCTAACCGTTCAGCAGCGGGACGTGCTAACATACTGCCAATCCGTCGAGTGTAGAAAGGAACAAGCGGAATAAACCCCAAACTATTTTTCATTGTTGCTATGTTTTGATATTCAGTCTTATCCTTATCCTTTGGTTTCTCCCATACCTCTATTATATGGTTCCTCCATACTGTCAACACATCATAAACTTCCGAGGCATATGACATTGTTGGACGCACTTCCTCTGACTTGATAACTACCATATCCAGAACCTCCTCGCCCCCTGCTGAACGTGAGGTTTGCCAGTTGATTATCTGGTCGGCAGTTATGTGTACAAATACCGGCTTCAGTCCTAATTTTTCCTCGTCCGCTTTTGTTGGTGCTATGTTGTAAACGTCTCCATTGTCCAAAACAAATTCAGTTGTCGGATAATCAACGAGTATATACGAAACTCCGTGGTGAATGCCTTTTTCAAAGAATGTTGGAAGAAACTGAGATAATGTCCGTTTTGTCCCATCTATATCATCAATCATTTCCTGTATCTTATCTAGTATAACACCTTCAACCTTTACTGGCTCAGAGAATGGTTTTGCAACGTACCCATCAACTGTATCTGAATACGCTTCAAACAGTATCGAATTCTTAAGTCTTATATTATATGTGGATTGTTCCTCGTTTGAAAATCTTGGTAAATATTTTTCACCCGCAGCTTGCATTGCAGCCGTACCATCATTGAGTGCATTCACCAAGTCCCAATACTTTTTCATTTCTTTATATTCAGGACGTTGATAAGAAACTTGGTTATTTGCCTCCTTGGGAGTTTGAACAGGCTTTGTTGTTACTGACGGCTGCTTACTTTTTGCAGGCTTTGGCATTATTGTGACTCCTTCTTTTTATTAATATAATTCTGCCAGTCAAACTTGTGCAACGTCCATCCTTCAAGGTTTTCTGTCAAGATATATCCGTATTCAATCATTGAGTTGGTACTTTTATCATATACTGAAACAAGGAACTTGCCTCGTTTAGGTTTCAAGATAAGCATTGGCGCATCAGGATACTTTATAACAACGTCACGGTTGAATGCGCCAAGTATTGAGCATCCACAGAGTAACAAAATAATGACAGAGAGTAAAAGAAGTTTTTTCATTTTATGGATTCCTCAATCGATTCATCAATGGCATCTTTTGTATCTTTATCTGCCCCGATGGGGATTACCTCGTTTGGTTTCTCTCGTTTACTCAAGAGGGACGGCAGTAAAAGCCTAAAAACTTCGATGAATATCCAAGCGATGCCTTTTACAAGTTTTGTCAGCATGTCCTGACCGCCCCTCCGCCGCCGAGAGAAGGATGCCTACCCTTTGGTGCCAACGTCTTCCGAAGATTTGTCATTGTCACGAGCAAAAAACCCGATTCCCATAACTGCCAAGGCAGCTACAAGTGCCTCGTATGAGAATACGGTTGCTGGGTCTGTATCAAGCAAGGCGATTACCTGAGTAGCAATAATTATAAGACCGGACAGAAACCCTACCGCGGAAGTCTTCCAACTCTTTAGATTCTTAAACATAATACCATCTCCTTTTCAAGGGGCTGTTTTCTTGATACTGTCTTTATCGACGGAGGCCTCCTGTGTCACAAAAGAACCTTCACACTCTTTAATAAATTGTTCTTCTGGCATCTTGTAAATATAATGAGAGGCCTCCTCAACTGAGACAGAGGCAATTTCGTTTATGACAATGAGAACTTCCTTCCTGCTGATAATCGGAGTTGCGGACACACCCTTTACAAGTACGGTATTTTTTGCATAAGGACTGGAGTTGTGAACAACAAGCATAGCGGTTATTTCTTTATACTTGTCAATCATTATCCTATCCTCGCCTAATACTTCAATCTTTTCTCCTGACCTAAGCACAACAGTTAAACGTTTCCAATTAGTGGGCATCTTTCTCTCCTTATAATGTAATGACTTCAGAACTAAACGTTGCGATTCCAGTTTCGACTGGATATTTTTGTTCAATGTAATATCCCAGAGCATCAGTTAAATGGGTTAGCTCTAGGTCATGTTTCTTGTCAATCTCTCCACTACCGCCTTCAACAGTAACAACACCATCGAGGTCCGTCACAATATGTTCAGCATTCTTGGCATGTAATACAAATTTTACTTCACCGTTTGCGTTCAACAATCGGCTATTCACGGCATTTACTCTCGCTCTTTCTGGAGGATTACTCCTCTTTGCATAGAAATGTATCCTGTTACCAAAAACCGGCCTAAGATATTGGCGTACCAAGTCCCAATCAGAACCCGCAACTCCTGACGTTGAAGGATTACCTCCTGTTGCATCTCCGTAGCAGAATACTTCCTTTGTATGGTGTTTCCAGTCATTGATTAACTTGTTGCATACAATAGTAGTATTCGAGTTCTTGGGAATGTACACCTCACCAATACAGGCTGTAAAGTTTTCAACTAAATATGTGGGAATGTTGCTGAGTTGTGACGTTTGCCTAGTCTGCTCCTGAAGGATAGCACATACACCCGGAGAAACGTTGAAGTCAAAACAGAATATCAACGGTAAGTTAGGATTATACTTCACCGGCAGACAGTGCTTTATAATATCGAAAGCATAGTACGCTCTGCCTTCAAATGTTTCAAACGATGCTTCATATTCCTGCCTGAATGTTACCAAATCCAAATCTGCCTTCGCTTCTCGTATATACTC